GGGCCACCACTGCGATTACTGCCACGACCCGGCGCAGGCCGAGGCGCTGGCGGCGCAGTTGGGCGTGAGCCAGAGCGTGATGCGGGAGCGCTATTCCACTCCGGCCAAGGCGCAGAAGGCCATTGCGGCCGTGAAGGCGGCGGAGGCGGAAGCGGCGGGCGAGGAAGCCCCGGCTCCCAAGGCGAAGAATGGCAAGGCGGGCAAGGCCGCGGCGGCGGACTGGCCAGCCTCCTAAAGTGGGTCCCTCCTGAGGCTGGGGCTGGCTTGGCGGGAACCAGGCTGGCCCCGATTTTTTAGCCGACGACCGACGACCACGACCGACGAACAAACGACCGACGACGTGTTCTAGATGCTAGACAGCGCCATCTCCTCCGAACAGCGCAACGAACTGACCCGGCTGTGGGCCCGGTACGGCCTGAGCTACGAGCAGGGGATCGCGCTGCGCCGCAAGGCCCGCACCGACCTGTATTTCCTGGCCAAGGATCTGCTGGGTTACGAGAAGCTGAAGGACCCGGCGCACCGCGAAGTCTGCGAGTTCTTCGTGAAGAAGGACCCGGACATACCCACCTTCGAGGAGTTTGCCCGCGAGTACAAGGGTGTGACCATCGACATGTGGGGGCGGGCCTGCATTGGGGTGCACGACCGGGCGATCTCCCTGATGCGGCACGGCTTCAAGAGCACCATGAATATTGCGGACAAGGTGCAGTGGGTGATCAATTACCCCGAGGTTCGCATCAGCGTGATGACCGACGTGCTGGGGCTGAGCCAGGAGTTTGTCGGGATCTTCAAGTCGCACTTTACGCTGCAATCGAATGGCGAGCCGCGCAAGATGCAGAACGGCAAGCCCAGCCTCTTCCAGATATTGTTCCCTGAGTTTTGCGATACCCGCTCGAGCGACTACACCGGCAGCGATGCCCCGGAGTGGATTTGCCCGGCCCGGATGGGGCGCTTTGGCACGGTGGCGGGGCCGACGATCCGGGCGGCCAGCGCCAAGGCGGGCAAAACCGGGACGCACTGCGAGATTGCGGTGTTTGACGACGTTTGCACGGACAATTCGATTGGCAGCGAGGGCAGCGTGCCGACGAACCTGGCCAAGATCGCGCGCCGCATCAGCATGGCGCGCAACCTGCGGGCCAAGTACGGCTTTACCGATTACATCTTTACCCCCTACGTGGCCGGGGATTACAACTGCGAGGTGGTGGCCATGGAGGAGAAGCGGGTGCGGCTGAACCAGCCGCCGATGGTGGCGGTGCTGATGCGGCCGGCGGGGAAGATCACGGAGCTGGCCAAGAGCCTGGGCAAAAGCTGGGAGAAGATGCAGGAGCTGGACGATGGCGACGTGGAGATGTGGGACCCGCAGGAGTTCACGCTGGCGGACTTGAAGCGGGAATGGTCGCTGCCCAACGGGCGCGACATGGTGGCCACGCAGAAGCTGCTGGACGTTTCCCTGAAAACCGCGACCAAGTTTACCCGCGACGGGTTGGTGAGGGCTACGAAGCCTTGGAACTTGGTTCCACGCGATGGTATTTGCGTGATGACGGGCGACCTGGCGTATTCGACGAAGGAGCGGGCGGATTTTAGCGTGCTGATGACGGGGCTGCTGCATGACCGGCGCATTTACGTGACCCAGATTGCGCGCTCGCGGGTGGATAAGCGGTTCATGTTCCGCTGGATTGCGGAGGAGATTTTTCGCCAGCGCCCCAGCCGGGTGGTGATTGAAGATTCCGTCGGGGTGCAATGGCTGCATAACGATATTGAGGACGAGCTGCGGCGGCTGAGCGGGATGAGCGGCGGGTTCGTCAACATCGAGTGGGAGCCGATCGGGCAGGGGAAGTGGAAGCGCACGGAAAACGACGCCGACTGGACGGTGCGGGTGCTGGAGGCGGGCAAGCTGGTGTTTTCCACAGGGATTGAGAAGCTGGAGGAAGCTTACGAGGAACTTGAAGTTTTTCCCCATCCCAAGCATCATGACGACATTGTCTCGGCGATGAACCTGATGTGCCGGAAATTTATGACCGAGACGGACTTGCTGCTGGGCAGCGGGGCGCCGGGGCCGGAGAGCCTGTGGGCGCGGCAGTCGATGGGCTGGGAAAACATGGAAGTACGGGCCATGCAGCCGCAGGGAGGGATGGCGGATTTGCTGAGTATGGAGTTACCGGAATGAGCGGTGGGGGATGGATTAACTAAATGGCTGTCCTACCACAAACTGACGCCGCCCAGCAGCCCCTCACGCGGGAGAGCTTTACCGCGTCCGGGATGCTGGCCAGCGAGGCGGCCGAGCTGGCCATGGTGGTGGAGGCCTGGCGGGAGGCGGAAAGCTACCTGGGGCAGGAAGCTTCCTATAAGCTGGAGTGGACGGCCTGCGACATTGTCTATAACTCGCCGCGGGCTTATAGCTTCTGGGAAGGCTCCTATGTGCTGGAGCCGAATCTGCGCTTCTTCGACGTGGCCACGCAGTGCAACTCCATTACATCGCAGGTGATGCAGGCCTTGTTTGCCGAGGACCCGCCGCTGGTGATCACGCCGGGGCCGAACATGAGCCCGGAAACGGCGCTGGCCTGGACGACCGTCATTGGGCGATTGATGAAGGAAGCCGGGCCGAACGGCGCGACCGCCGGGGCCGACCGCATGCCGGGGCTGAAGCACGGCTTTAAGGAAGAATTCAAGCTTCTGCTGGAGCAGTGGGGGTTGAAAGGCACCGGGGCGGCGGTGGTGTATGTGGAGGAGGAGGAGGAGTGCATCGAGAAGCGGGAGTCCTCGGAGGTGAAGCTGCCCTCCACGCTGGACCCAGCGGGCACAAAGGCGCGGCGGCTGGGGCCTCCGAAGATCACCAGGACGTACAAGCAGGTGAAGCGGCTGAAATTTGAGTTTATCGACCTGGGATCGGAAGATTGCATCGTGTGGGATCCGCGCGCCAAGGGCGGCGACATCCGGCTGGCCAAGTGGGTGGTGCAGCGGACGATGGTCGACTTTTACGATTTGCAGGAGTTGGCGCTGAACCCGCGCTATGACATCCCCGGCGCGAAGATTCCGCCGCAGATGGTGGACGAGAACGATGACCTGCTGCGTCGGGACGAAACCGACCGCGAAACCGTGGTGGCCGGGTCGCTGATCGATCTGTTTTTCGCGCAGGCGGAGACGGATAACCGGCAGGGCGTTCCCCAGGCGGCGCAACTGGGGCAGAACATGGCGGGCGGCATCCACATGGCCAAGGGCGAGAGCACGCCCCAGTCGAACCCCCTGCGCAACAAGCTCGAGCTGCTGCAATATCTGGATCAGCAGAATGGGCGCGTGATCTGCGTCCTGAACAAAAAAGTGGTGATCCGCTCGGGCGAGGCGGATTTCTTTTACCTTTCGGCCAACTACTACAACCGGCCCAACGCCATGCTGGGGCTGGGGGTGGGGCAGTTGGGGTCGAATAACCAGCAGTTGAACCAGTGGGTGGTGAACTCGGCGCTGAAGCTTCTGGCCCTGAACCTGAACGCCCCGCACCTGGCCCCGGACACGATTGGACAGGCGCCGCGCGTGCTGCGCATTGGCGCGGGCAAGGTGATGACGGTCACGGAGCAGGCCTTTACCGCCGGCGGCATGAAGCTGCTGGAGACGGCGAAGGTGCCGCCGGAGGTTTTTGCCGTGCTGCAGGAGTCGACCCGGCGCGGGGAGTCGCAGACGGGGGCGGATAGCCTGCTGGTGCAGGGCAGCTCGGCGGGGCCGCGGGCGGGCATGGGGCGCACGGCGGGCGGGTCGAACATCATGGCGGCCAAGAGCGAAGGCCGGCTGGATGGCCCGATGGATAACCTGATCCAGCAGATCTTCCTGCCCTACATTGGGGCCATTGTGTGGTTTGTGTTCCACCACATGAGCGACGAGGAGATCGAGAAGATCCTGGGGGAGGAGTTGGGCAGGGCGTTTTTGGACGGCGACCCGGAGACGGGAGCGAAGCCGTTTGATTGGGACGATTTCCACAGCGCCAAATTCGACTACGATGTGTTAATGTCAGCCAAGCTTGCCAGCCTGCGGTTGCTGGCCCAGCAGTTGGTGCTGATCTTCGAGTACGGGATGAACCCGGAGATGCAGCAGTTCCTGGCGGATGTGCATGGCACGACCATCGATTTGCAGACGATTTACAAGCTGCTGCTGCAGGTGAGCCATTGTTCGCCGGGGCTGGCCAACCAGATCATCCGGCCGCTGACCGAGAAAGAGATGGCGCGGAACCAGCAGCGGCAGCAGCAGGCGGCGCAGATGGGGCCGGGCGGGAAGCTGGCGCAGATTCAGGCGCAGGGCCAGGTGGATTCGAGCCTGCAGGAGCAGAAGACGTTTGGCAACCTGGCGGAGCGGGCGCTGGATAAGTTGCAGTTGACGAACGAGTTGAGCGGGGCGGCGACGGCGGAATGACATCGGCAAGTTACGAACCGGATGACAAGGAGCGGACGGCGCTGGGGCAGGTGTTAGCGATGCCCGGCTTCGAGGTCATCGAAAAGATTGCGGAATCGGAGTGCGCCAAGTTCGATGTGCGGCTGAAGAACCTGGACGCCGCCACCACGCCGGGCGGGCCGGACAAGTATGAGGCGCTGGTGATCGAGTATCACCGGGAGGCCAAGGTGGCGTCCATGGTGTGGGAAGGGGTGCGGCAGCGGCTGGAGCGCGAGCAGGAAATCTTGGCTCGTCCCAAGCCGCGGGGCGCGACCCCGGCGGATGCGATCGAGGATGTGACGGAGGGGCTTTAGTTGCCAGTACCGAGTACCCAGTTGCCAGCAAAAGCGGCCGCGGCGGACGGCTACAGCGATTCGCAGACTTACGTGTTTTCGCCCAAAAGGACCGACGCGCAGATTCTGTTGGAGATTCACCTGCGAGAGTTGGGGTTGGAGTTCGTCCCTGAGTTCAAGTTCCATCCTGAGCGGGAGTGGCGATTTGACTATCTGGTGATGGATCCCTTCCGCAAGCATATCCCCAACTGCGCGATCGAGATCGAGGGCGGGGTGTGGAAGCAGGGGCGGCATACGCGCGGGTCCGGTTACCTGAAGGACATGGAGAAGTACCGCGAGGCGGCGGCGCTGGGCTATAAGGTCTACCGCTTTTCGCCGCAGGAAGTGCTGAACGGGACCGCGCTGGAGTTTTTGCGGAAACATTGCAGCTAAGAGCTAAAAGCCGGAAGCCAGGAGCCGAAGAATATGGCAGATGAACTAACCGTGGTAGAAGCCCCGCCAACGACCGACGACCAACGACCGACGACCCCCGCTCCCGAGAAGAAGCAATACCGCTACCAGCCCACCTACCCCGAGGGGCACGAACTGGCGGGGCAACCCATGGGCGGGGAGCAGGTGGTGGAGTATGACGGGACGCCGGAGGACCTGGCGGCGCAACTGGTGGCCAACAACAACCGCATGCAGGCGGAGATGCGGCGGCTGGCCCAGCGCGCCACCGTGGAGGTGCAGAGCGATGAGGAGGCGCTGCCCTCCGGGGCGCTGACCCGCAAGCGGGAGTCCTTTGCGCGGCGCGATTTTACCCCCGAGGAGAAGCTGCGCTTTGCCAAGGGGCTGATGAATCCGCAGACGATCCAGGAAACCTTTGACGAGATGACGGCGGCGCGGGTGGGATCGAATGAGGAATTCAAGCACATGACCGCGCTGCAGATCCAGACGGCGGAATCGAATGCCGGGTTCCGCTTTGGGCGGGAGCACCCGGAGCTGCTGGAGGGGGCGAACGACACTCCCTATACCACGCCGGGCGGGGCGAAAACCATGGTGCCGCGGGGCGTGGCGCTGTTACTAACTTGGTGCGATAAAAGGGATTTATACCATACCTACGACAATCTTGTGCTAGCGTGGGATCGGCTGAAGAAAGCCGGATTGCTTTCCGAGGCTCCGATTGCGGCTAGGAAAACGGTGCAACAATCGCCTGCACCGGCGACACAGGAGACGGCGGCGGATTCCGTTGAACCTCCAGCGCAGCCAGCAAGGCGTCCAGTGGCCACGAGATCGGCACTGCGGCCGGGTGATGGACGTGGCAACCCGCCGCCGGCGACCCGAGGGCCAAGCTGGCAGGACATCGAGAGTTTGAGCGCGGAGCAACTGCGCGGCAAACCCGCAGACTGGAAAAGGCAGGCGGTGCTGTTGTTTCGGAAGCTGCCCAACCAGGAGATGATCAAGAAACTGGATCAGCGGGGGATGTCGCAAAAGTTCGAAGCTTTAAGCTCCTAACGGCGCAAGCCCTCGATTCCTGAATGCGGAATCTCCGCAATCGAGGGCTGGTCATGAAAAGCGTCGTTACCTTCGTCAGCGATTGGCTGGAAGAGTTTCTTGGCTTCAAGTCGGCTCCCGGCTCCCGGCTGCGGGCGTTCGGAAGCCGGATTGCGGCAGCCGGAAGCCGCATCCTCCAACGCAACTTCCTGCTGGGCTTCTGGCTGCAAACGTTCCGGCAGGCGATTGCGCCGGCCATCGTCGCCAGCAACACCACGGCCAACCTGCCGCAGACGCAGGCTATCAAGTTCGATTCCAACTTCCGCAAAAATTTGAAAAACAACACCTGCCACGTGATGCTCTGCACGCGCATCAAGTGGGCGACCCAGACGGGATCGACCTACGTGATGTATATGTACCCGACGCTGGGTCCGAACGTGACCCAGACGGCGGAAGGTGTGCTGCCGGGCATCGGCATCACCCTGACTCCGACGCCCTCGAACGCGGTGATTGGCGAGTACAGCGACTTTGCCCAGGTTTCGAGCCGGGCGCTGGCGACCGCGATTGATGACGTGGTGGGGAACATCGGCAAGGAAATGTCCTACGAGCTGGGGCAGACTTTGTCGGCGATCCCGCGGGTGCTGTTCGATACCGCTTACACCTACGATTCGAGCGCCCGCATTCAGTTGGCGGCTTCGAGCACCACGGTGTTTACCACCCTGACGTTGAATGAAATCCGGTTGGCCACGCAGAGCATGGTGGGCCGGGCGATCCCCACGCTGGACGGCGCGGAGATGTACCCCGGCGTGATCCACGGCTTTGTGGAAGGCGACGTCGCCAACGACACCAGCAACAACAGCCCCATCGATATCGCCAAGCACACCAAGGAAGGGCTGGCGGCGATGGAAAGCTACATTTCGGCGGATGTGGTGCATATGGTCGAATACCCCTCGTCCAATGCCCGCTTCTACCGCTCGAACCTGGTGACCACCATCACCAACTACCAGAGCGTGAGCGGGCTGACCGGCCTGACCACCTACCTGGCGGGGCAGGATGGCGTGTTCGCCTACGACATGGCGGCGCCGGGGGATACGGCCTTCGACGACGGCGACTGGCGCGGGATCGAGTGCTTCCTGGTGCGGGACTTCCCCAAGAGCGCCTACGACCCGCCGGGCGTGGTGCCCGGAGCGGCTTCCTACAAGGTGCATTACACGGCCTCGTATGGGCCGGACCTGACGACGGCGCGTTTGCGGATCATTCAGGCGGCCAGCGCAGTCAGCTAACCCGGCTTCCGGCTTCCGCTGTCCGGCGTTTGCAATTTCCACAGCCTGTTGACGGATTCCCCGTTGACAGGCTGTGTTGCATAGGTTACAAGTTGAGTGGCTTTTAG